AATATAAAATTGGATATACTGATAATAAAACGAAAGTAATTAATAAAAGTGTTATAATTAATAATATGTTATTACTTATAACACTTTCAAATATAGTATTAATCAAACTATAACCTACTTTACCACTCATTTGTATTTTTTCAGGGTAGCTCAATCTATGCTCTGGTAGTTTATTAATATTATCTAATGTATCACATTTATCAGTTAAAGGATTTGTAGTACTATCTACAGGACAATTATTATCTTTTATATTCAATGTATTAGTTTTATTTTTTTTAACATATATTACATCTCTACTTCCTTTGTTAAATGAAAAACATTGTTGCGTTGATGTACTATTAATATCCGTTGTGAGTAAAGAATATTCTTTAGGATTTATACAAAATTCGTTTTCTTCATTTAAATCCCAGTCAAACTTCATTAATTCACATTGTATTTCAATTTGAGTTGTTGTATTTTCAGGAAGTTTTAATCTCACAGTTCCATTATATACATATTTATCACCCTCACATGTTATTCCTGCTATAGAATGCCCTCCAATTCTAGTATCTTCCTTATTCCAATTACCTAATAATACAGAATCTTGAACATAATCTTCAGTATTAAGCACAATATTATTTTTTAAATCTATAACTTGGGTTATAAAATCATCAAGGTTATTATATGTATTTTTAAAAGCTTTTTTAAAAATATCACTATTTAAATTGTAATGTTCTCGATATGATGCTAAATCATAATTATCCAAATTGTTAATAATTATTACATCGGGATCTTTGAAGTCTTTTATTAATGTATCAAGGCTTTCATGTTTGATATGAAAAGCTATAGAGTTGACATCTAATATATATTTACCGATAGTATTGTAGAATGAATAGAATAATTTTTCTCCTCTTTTATCTAAAAATAAAACCTTTACACCAAGAAGTTTATAAACATGTTTAATATACATAGCAGGTAAAAAACCACCTTTGTTTACGTCTGGATTGAATTTAAAAATACCAGGATCATGTCCATATAATTCTTTTAAAATTGTTTCTGGTCTTATTTTATCAAGAAATGGATAATCTTGATTATTATCACCTGATCTTAAATATTTATTCTTTAAAATAAATTTAATTGTTTCAAGTACTTTTATTTTTTCATCCCATTTTGCAGATTTTACGAGTAATAACTTTCTACTTTCTTCGCTATATAGAACAGCCATCAATAAACTATTAAACCAACAAGTTGGACCATATTGTCTTAATGGTAAAACTTTATCGCACTTATTTGGCATTTCTACAATAAACAATATATTATTTATTCTATTTTTTTAATTTTAATACATCTATTTGTTATAGGATTTAATATAATTACCATCATTATATATATTTATTATTTAAAAAGTTCTTCATCCGAGTTTTTATAAATATAATTTTCTCTATTTATAACATAATTATCATTATCATTATCATTATCATTATCATTATCATTATCTCCTCTAATATTATTTAATATTTTATTAAATATACTAGTCGGTGATTGAGAAAACCCTCCTGCGTATATATCAGTAATACCTCCACTTTTTTTTCTATGATTGGGATATTGAACATTTATTAAATCGCGAATATTATCAAATGACATTGTTGGTATTGTCATATTTTTAATATATTATAAACAACCATGATATTATATTTTTTTCTTTTTCAATGTATTTTGCATTTCATAATCAAAGCTATCGCATATACCACGTATATCATTCCATTTACTATCATCAATTCCTATATTTTTAATACTTTTATTATCTAACATCCATAATTCTTCAAGAGTTTCTAATACATTTTTATTATTTTTTAAAAATATTATTTCAACTTCAGTGTATGTCATTTTAATAGGCGATTGTTTAAAAACCTCTTCCATATTCTATATATATTCTTCTTTATTATTTTTATATATCTTTATATTTTTTATTATCTTTGTAATAATAATCTGCTATTTCATATGCAATTTTTTCATATGGATGTTCTAAAGAATGATTTGTCATTATAACATCATTAATGCCAGATGGCTTATCGCTTCTATAAAAACATACCATCGTTTTTTTTGTTTTATTATCTATATAAATATTACTATTTGTATCGGGATTTGACCGTACAAATTCATTATTTGATAGTAAAATTTGTTTAAATCCCATACAATTAATTATTTTATCAAATAAAAGAACATTTTGTCTTTGATATATGTGTATTTTTTCATGTATTAATGTTTTTATCAAATCTTCTTCAATATAATTAAGTACATTTTTTGATAAAAATATTATATTTTCTCGCGTATGTGGTAATCCTTCTTCGTATTCATATTCTATATTATTTTTAATATCATGAACCGAATGTGTATTCGCAAATATCCATTTTATATTTGCAATTTCATACCCTTTAATGTAATTATTATAACATAAATCATCGTATTTCACATTTCTAAAAAAAAAATCTGCTTTTTCTACACATCTCATTAATAAATCTTTTTCATATTGCGTAAAAGAAATTACAGTTTTTACAATTTTTTCAATATATTCATTGTGATTGGAAACCTTTCTCGCGTATAAATCATATTGGGTAAGGTTTCTAACATATTTATCGGTATCGTAAGTTAAAAAGACTTTTGTTTGATCATCACTCATAAAATAAACATCATTTTTCATATTTTTTTTTTTATTATTATTGTAATAATATAAATATGATAGTGTTATTATAAGTATTATTGATGATATTATAATCAAAGCAAATATATAGTATTTCATATAGTATTCTATTATATAAATAGTTTTGTTTTTTTATTATTTATTTTTTTATAACAATGCACATTTGCATTTTTAACAACCATATTTTCTATATTTTTAATATTTTTAGGAGTTAAAATAGAGCAGATACTTTTCTTATAATCTATATTTTTTATTTTTGATAAAATGTTCATTATAATAGAATTTACTTGTTCGCTATTTTCTATTAAAACAGGTGTTTTTTCACTTTCCATAAAACATTTTTCAATATTATATGTATAAAAACTACCAGTCACATTGTTTATTGTTATTATATTTTTATAACAAACAGAAATATCTTTATTAGAATTAACATTTATAACAGAATATCCAAAAGAATTAATGCAAAAATATTTTATTTTATATTCATCTTTTCCATCTATATTAAAAGAGAACTCGTTATATTTATCTGGATTTTGAGGAGTAATATTATCTGGATTAGCACCTCCTGTTCCAGTAGTTATTTGTATCAAACTATTGTTTCTTTTTGTAATTTTCATTACACTAAAGTTATGTGTATCAGCACATAAATATATACATCCATAATGACATAGTATATCATATAAGTCATTTACAATATCATATTCAACCCCTTTTACAATATCTCCATCTTTATTAGATTTTTTTTTCGTAAATAATGGTATATGTCCCATTACAAAAATTGTTTTCTTAAATCTAAACGAAACCTCTTCTATTTGCTCTTTAACTTTTTGTAAATATTTAAAAGCGTTATCTTTTTCATCAGGAGTATTTGAATAAAAATTATTTGTATTAATAATAATCATAATATATTTTTTATTATATATTATACCAATTTTTTCTCCATCAAATAGATTAATATCGTCTAAAGCATTTTTTACATTATCAATTGTAACAACACCTTCACTTAGTATTGATGGTAATCCATTTTTAATATTATACTTAATCTTATTTATATAATGTTTTTGCGTATTTATCATACAGTTTTTTTTAATATCAACTTGTTCTTGATTATCAGTGTCTTCGTCGTGGTTTCCAACAGCAATATATATTGGATTTTTCATTTCATAAACTTTATAATATCCAGATATTAAGATATCAGTTAAATAATATTTAATATTTGTTTTTGACACATTATCTCTAAATGTTGTAGCATACCAATTATCACCAGCAATAAATATAGGTATTTTTGTACTTTCATTATCTTTTATATATTCCAATATTATATCTCTATACAATGGATCGCTTATTTTTTCACAGTTAATACTATTCCAACATCCAAAATATAAAAAATTATCACCCATCTTATAATTATTAGAGTTTTAAAAACGAGTACATAATTATTTATTTCTAATAAAATATAGAAATGTTAAAAAGTTATAAAAATAAATAATTATGTACTCAAATTATAAATACATAGAGCATAAAGTATCTATATAAGACGAAGAGATATTTTTTGTAGAATAAGTATTATAGAAGTCAAAAGAAATTGTATATGGTAAAATAATTTTAACAATATCAGTTGGAACATAAATCATCATATTAATCCATGAAATTATATTGTTGATTGAACGTTTTAAGTTTCGCACACCATCTTCTTTTTCTATATTAGTTATAATGTGTTTAATAAGTTCTTTATTAAAAATAATATCTCCATTATTAAGATTATATTGTTTTAATATTTCAGGAATTATATAATCTGTTGCTAATATTATTTTTTCATCGTTATTATAACCTTTTACGTTTATTACTATCATGCGATCTTTTAATATAGGATTAATCAAAAATTCATCATTATATGTGAATATAATCATTGACCTTGATATATCTAAATCAATTTCTTCTAAATATCTGTCATTAAATTTGTCGTTTTGAACTGGGTCTGTTATATGTATTAATGTGTTAATAATTTCTTGCCCTTTATATGTATTTGATACTTTGTCCAATTCGTCAAATAGAAATAAAGGGTTCATAATTCCAGTTTTTATTAAAGATTCGCATATTTTACCATGTTTCGAACCTTCGTATGTATAAGAATGTCCTTTTAAAAAAGAAGCGTCATCTGTTCCACTTAATGATATGAATGCGTTGGGATAATTTAAAGCATTGCAAATACCTTCCTTAATGAGTTTTGTTTTACCTACGCCTGCACTTCCTTGTATCCCTATAACATAACCATTCGCTTTTGGAAATGATATTAATTGTGCCAAAACTCTTATGATTTGTTCTTTAGCATCTTTGTGTCCATATATTGTTTCATTCATTTTTGTACGAATTCCATTCAAGAACTCACATATCTTACCATTTCCATCAGCTATACAAACAGGCAGTTTATAGTAATTATCAAACGGTATGTTATCTAAATCGTTAACCCAATTATTTAATTTATGGTATTCGTCTGAAGAACGGGACATCTTATGCATATTATCAATCTTTGTTAAAATAGAATTCTTTATTGTTTCGTTAAAATTGAGATTAAGTATTTTGAAACGAATTGGTATTTTTTCATTTTTGTCATTATTTTTCAATTTATCTTCAAGCACTTTAATTTCATCTTTTTGTTTTTTTGACAATTTATCAAAGTATATTTTTTCTTGTTTATTATATTTATTATAAAAGTCGTAGTTAGTTTTTTTAATTATATTATTAGAAGTTTTTTTAGATTTTTTTAATGTTTTTAATAAAAAAAATATATTTTCATCTTTCTTATTAAAAAATCCTCCACGAGGTTCTTTTAATACAGACTTTTCAACATATTTATCTTTATCAATTTCTTCATTTATATCACTTTCTTCATAACTGTCATCACTTTCTTCATAACTGTCGTCACTTTCTTCATAACTGTCATATTCATCATCACTATCTTTTACATCGTCATCATATTCATTTTTCTTTATTGTTGTTGTACTTTTAATATTAGATTTAGTCATTACATATATATTATATTATATTTTGTTTTATATAATTTATTATTCATAAGACGTTTCAAACTCTTTTCCCCAATATACGTTTTTAGATATTGTGCGAACAACTCTATACGAGTATATAATATAAAATGTGAATATTATAATTAAAAATATTGCACACATAAATATCAAAGTATCATTATATTTATTATCTACGTAAAAATGCATTGTATAAATTCCAAATATAACTAATGCTGTTGCCAAAACAGTTTTTATTAATGTATTCAATGCGGTTATATCATATTTTTTAATATCAATGAAATTATAAGAATTTATTCTTTTATGATCTAAAAGTTCATTAACGTATATTTTTTCATTTTTCTCATTTTTTATTATACCATTAAGAAATTTTTTAGTTTCAACAAATTCTACTTGAGGTATAGCTACCATTAAAATTTTTACTATTCTATCTATTTTATTGCTCAATCCATTCATAGATGCCTGAATGTAAGATAATTTAGTATTTATACCAGAAGTTTCATTAGATCCATCAGTATATTTAAAATCAAATTGATTAGATAAATTAAAATGTTCAATATTAAAATTTTCAACATTTACATATTTTTCTATATATACAATATCTACTAAATAATAACTTATAATTAATATAACAATTGTTATAAAACAAACCGTAGTTACATTAACAACCATATCAAATTCAATATCGGCATAATTAATAATTATAATTATGCAAAATAAAATTGCTATAACTACACAATAAACTATTAATTGATTATATAAAATAGAATATTCTTTGTCTTGTATATCATATAATCTACCAGAATTGTTAATTTTACTTTCGTTTAAAACAATTTTTGTATTTATATTTTTAAGTTCATCCATATCTTCATTGTACGTTTTTTTCAAATCAACATTTTTATTAAATATTACATGGTTATTAACTGTGGGATGTTCATCATAATTATATAATAGAATATACTTACCCACAATGACGCTTTCACTTTTAACTTTTCCAGATGTATCAAATACGTCTAAAACAACCTCTTTTTTGATTGAAATATTAGTTGGTGTTATATCTTTTTTATCTGGAAAAACATCATATGTATTTCTTTCAAAATTAAATAATTTTGAAGTATTAGCTGAGGAAGCAGGAGGAGTAAGATAGTCAAACTTTGCTAAAATATTAATTCTACTAATACTTTTAATTCCTTCTGTACTCTCTATAAATATATCATGTATCGTATATAGATTTTTATTTATTTCAATTTGATAATCACTTTTTATCTTTTCTTTAATGTTTGCGATAGAAGAATTTTTTAAAATACTAGCCAAATGTTTTTCTTCGTCCGATAAATCATAAATTATATTACCTCTATAATCAAAAAATATCTTATTAGAAGTTTGCGAGGTATTATGGTTTTTTAAATAAGTAGGAAAGGGATTATCTGAAATATTTTTACGAAGAGGACTTAAAACAGGCGATAATTCAATAAGAATGTCACTAATTTTTTTAACATAAAATCCTTTGAATACAGAAGGGTGTATGATAGAATTATTTTGAACATTATTACCATCAATACTATTTTCAATTTCTTTACTTAAATTATTTAACGTATTTCTAATAAAAGTATTTCTATCCATTAAATAATCCCATTCTGTACTAGTTGATGTTAGTGGTTTGAATCGATCAGTTATTTTAGTAGTATTAGTTATTATAGGGTCTATTGCTACAATAGTTGTAAGTTGTTGACCTGCACCTGTTGAATTACTCCCATTTTCATATTTTGTATTAAATAAATAATTTCCTATAAGAACAGAATTCAACAAATAGCATTTCATAATCTTATAGTAATATAAAAGAGCGTTTATTTGAATATTAATATCTGTTCGTTCAAGATCGTGTAAATAACATAAAAAATTCTTTAATATAACCGAACATAACTTCTTATTTGTTTCATGATTAAAATTTTTATTGATATCAGTTAGATCTGTTAAATCTGCAACATAAGGTTCTTTGTTATATTGTATTGTTGTTCCATTTATTGATTTAGATAGTAGTATACCTGAAAAGACAGATGTTGTATTTAAACTAATTTCATCTTCTGAAAATAAATCCTCTTCTTTTATCGTCGATGAAGAACTATTAATAATGGGGTTTCCATCATTATTAAAATTATAAAATTTCTTATAATATTTCTTATATACATCAGTGGTACTGGCGGGAGCAGTATAATTATTCATAATATCATTGTCAAATGATTTTATTATTAAAAATAGAGTATTTGATGCTGGAAATTTATAATCTCGTTCGTGTGAAGATTGTGTACTATTTTCAACATAAACTGCCATATTATCAGAAGTCATATCTCCTATCTTTTTAACTTTTCTACCGACTATGAATATATCAGTAATATTATTCAAAGATATATTTTTTTGCTGACTTTTAATAATAAAATTTTTATATGCTTCAAGAATATTTATAAAAATTTCTATAATTTCAATAGTTGTATATATTAAATTTGTTCTTTCTGTGCTTTTGATAACAATATAATTATCAGCGACAGTATTTACAGATGTAATATCGGCATTAATATCATCGTCTCTTTTTGTGAAATTTAAAAAACCTATAGTTGTATTGTTGCTATTGAATAAACTTTGTCCATTCTCTACAGCTTTTGTTGTGTGATGAATTTTTCCTTTAAGTGCTTGTGACTGTAGTTCAGCGAAGTTATTTACAGATAATAATGTTGGAGTTGCATTTGTTATTCTAGAATTATCTGTAGCCGTTTCAATATAATTATCAAAACTTTTTTTTAAAAAAGGTATATGTTTTTGTGATTTACCTTCATTTTTATTAATAAAAATACTATAAAATTTCTCTAAATTGTCCCTTATAGCTTGATATTCAACGTATTCTACATTACGTGACATTATATATTATTATATATCTCTTCTACAATTATATATATATTTATTTAGAAACAACATCTATAATAAAACGAAAGCCCGCTATTTTCATTATATCTAATAATTTTTACAACATCCCCTTGTTTTAAACCTAGCCATTTTGCTATAGGGTCATTGTGTAATATAATTGGCATATATAATTTACTTCTTATCATATTATTTAACATAATATTAGTTGTTTCTTCTTCTGTTAATTTGATATGTTCTGGGACATATTCATGTTTTGTTGGATTATACATTAACTGTTTCGTATAAAAGAATTGCAGTTGCCCACCTAGTTTTTGAAACAATTTATCATATTTATTAAGTTGAGACATAATAGGCACTGATATAACATCGTTATTAAATATCAAAATCATATTTTTCATATTACCATATTTCTTAATAAATTCTTCTATAGAATTATCATTTGCTTTAAGATCATCAATAATATTTTTTCGTAATTTTTTTGTTAAAGCAAAAATTAATGTGGTTTTTGAAGTTTGAAAGTCTATAATATTTTTATCATTTTCAAACTCATCTCTATCAATACCCGATTCATGTTCTTCAAATAATGATATATCGTCTCCTCGCTCAGCTAACATTTCTTTTAAGTTTTTTATAACATTGTCAATATCCATATTATATGATATAAGTTGTTTAATCTTATATTATATTATATAATAAAAAATCAATTTTTATTATTATTTTATATAATAATGATGATTATTATTATTATTATTATTATTATTATTATTAATGCTTACGTTTTCAATATATAATTTAAATATGTATGATGGAAAAATGATATAAACATATGAATATATATGTATTTATAAAGTAATTACTAATAAATGCCTCCTGTTTCTTCTACCACAAAGAAAGCCGTTGTTTCATCTTCACCAGATACTTCTCAAAAGTCAGCGGTTGTTAAGAAAACTATTTCAAAAGCTCCTGTTTCAAAAATTGTAGATAAATCAGTTGTTCCGCCAGTAGTAAGCTTATCGGTATCAAGCCCTGTTGTTTCGTCTGTTCCTATCGTAGAAAGTACTTCACGTGTAGGACATGATGTTCCTGTTGTTGTTGAAGTACAACCTCAACAACCTAGTACACAAGACAATGTTCTTTCAACAATAGTAGAAAAGGTCAATGTTCTATCGGGTAGTTTTAAAGAACTTCAAACGCTTCTAAAGGTTTTGAGCAAAGAATATGAAAAGCAACAAAAAATTATTGAGAAAGCACAAAAAAAGAGACAAAATGCTAAAAATTCACCGTCTGGATTTGCAAAACCTAATAAAATTTCAGATGAACTATGCGATTTCATCGGCGTTCCATATGGAACTGAAAAGTCGCGAACTGATATTACTAGATTTATTAATCTATACGTAAAAGAACATAATCTTAACAAACCCGAAAATAAAAGATTTATCCTACCTGATGATAAACTTAAAAAAATTCTAAATGTTGGCGATAACGAAGAGATTAACTATTTCATCCTACAAAAACTAATCTCTCATCATTTTCCTTTGAGTGCAAGCAAATTAGCGGCCGCAGCATCTGTTGCATCCGCAAGTACAAAGGTTTAAAAAACTATTATAATTATTTTTCTATTTAAAAAACCTATTTTTATATAACAATATGCCAGCTATTATATTATAAATATAATGAGCGAAATATATCATACGCAAACAGCAAATGGAGCAATATCTTTAAAAACTACATCAAATAATATTGTTGATTATTTCATGATGTTTATGAGAGGTCTTTGTAAAAATGATAATAATAAATATCTTGAAAAATGCTGGAAAGATAGTCCGGTAAAAACAGTAGCCATTATTTTTAATGGGCGAGATAGGCTAAATGGTAAAAAAGAAAAGAAGGTTTCTTGTGATGCAATGCGTTGGTTAAGTATTAATAAACCATATACATATAAACTAAATATTATTAATTATATAAATAATTATGGATGCTGGAAAGATTTACTATATATATCTTATTATACCAACTATAAAACTGATAATTATAAAGAATTATCTTTATTTGCGGAACAATTAATTAATGATAAGGAAAGTCTTGAAAAAAATGAAAAAGTATCACTTTGTGCTAAATGGGCGCCTAGTGAAAATGATAGAAATGATAAAAGACAACATTTTGCTAAAAAAATAGCATCCATAATATATGGGAGAAGTGATGAAAAAAAAATGCAAAAATATAGAAATGAATATTTAGTTCCTTTGAGAAAAAAAATAAATATTGTAGAAAAACTTATGTGTTGTAATGAATGGGATAAAATAAAATACGAAAATGTCCCTGGAGTAGCATCTAAAAGATTATTAAACGCTTTTATGAAAAACGATTGTGAAAGATATACAAAATATTTGCAAGATGTTAGAAAAGGAATTAAAAAAATTAAAATAACAGGTATTCTACCACATGAATTATCAAAATACTATATTGATTTAATTGACGAAGAAGAATATAAAGAAAATGAAACTATTGAATTGCAATGGAAAGCCATTGTTGAAAATGTTAAAATGTCTGGTACTTTTTGCAATTCTATTTCAATTATTGATGTTTCAGGTTCTATGTTTTCTTCCAGCAACGGGAGTATTCCTGCACAAGTTGCTATATCTCTTGGGATAATAACATCTATATGTTGCGAAGGTATGTTTAAAAATAAGTTCATTACATTTAGCGAAAGTCCAGAATTAATTTCACTAATACCAGAAGAAAAGTTTAAATACGATCCAGACTATATTCCATCTCTTTTTGAATCACATAAAGCATTAAAAAATATAAATTGTGGATATTCTACAGACTTTGTAAAATGTTGTGAAAAAATTATATCTTTTGGTAAAGATAATAATATTATTGATAATGATATGCCAAAAAAACTATTTGTTTTTACGGATATGCAATTTGACAATGTTTCAATTGATTGTGAAAAGATAGACGTAAAAACAGTTTATCAACATATCAAAAACATGTTTATAAATAGCGGATATACACCTCCTAAATTTATATTTTGGAATTTAAGTACAGATCACAAAGAAACATTTCCTGTAAATTGTGATACAGATGGTGTTGTGTTGGTTTCAGGATTTTCCGAACAATTGCTAAAGATATTAATGAATTATGATGAAATAAATCCAGAAAAAATAGTAGATGAGATTTTGAAACCATATATCAAAAATATTATTATCAGCGATGAAGATATTTAAATATTATAATAGAATATATTTTGAGTACATAATTTATTTTTTTAGAAAATTTTATAAGTTTTAAGAATATTAATAAAATTAAAAGATTATGTACTCATTTTTCCTTAAGTAGCATAATATGATACTTTCATTTTAATTATTCGATGAATATTTATAAGTTTTAAGAATAATGAGAAAATATGTATTTTTTAAAATAATTATTTGTTATTATGAAAAAATGAGATAATGTAATATAATTTAATTGGAATAAGCAAGACCGCCCATACCAGATAAAATACGAAGAACGTTATAATTAACGGCATACACGTGTATAGTTCCAGAAACATGGGAACCCATTGAAAGAACCGCAGTATCAATACGGGACATATTTAGAGTTCCACTTGGTTGATGCTCTTCCGGCTTGAGTGCAAATGAATATACATTAATTCCTTGATGATACATATCAGGTGTATTTTCGTGATGTTGATATGGTTGTACAAGAGAGAAATAATCACCGTTTCGTGTAGCAAAACGATCATTTCCGTTAAGCATAATTTTTGCTTGTGTTATAGGATTTTTTGATGAAATATAGTTATTTACTGTTTCGTTCGCAGAAGCATCAACATCTCCCGTTGAAAAGTTATTCCAAAACACTTTTTTACCCGCTGTAGTACCATCAGATGGTTTAACCGCCCAAACTAATTCTTTACAAGGATGATTGAAATTCAAACGAATGCTTTTCATGGATTCAGCACTGGCAGTTACAGTATCTGTTCCTGTAAATTGAAGTTGTTCAATTAAATACTCGTGTGATAATTGGGCAAAACGACGACGCTCATCAGTGTCAAGGAAAATATAATCAACCCATAAAACGGCTTCGGTTAATTCTATTTTTTGATTTGCCGAAAAAACTGGTACTAAAGGGTTTCCTATTCCTGTACTTAAATGTGTAAGTCCAGTACCAACAACCTTATTACCATTTGTGCATCCGTCTAGTATATCTTGATCGAAACATAAATTGGTAGCTGCGTTATCTACTAAGTTTGCCATTGATTCATACTCAATATTAATTTTTACTTCGTGATATTGAAGGGCGATAAGGGGGAGGGCTAATCCAACATTTCTACAAAACCAAAATTCTAACGGAACATATACTTCATATGACAAAGCATTGTCTAGTCTTGTACAAGAGTTTGTACTATTAGCACCTACCATAACATTGTATCCTTCGCGTTTTCCTACGGGAAGAGAAAGTTCGTTCCAGATATAAAGCCATTCGGAATAATGTTTATCTATACGTTGTCCTCCAATTTCTAATTCTACGGTTTTAAGAAGTTTTTGACCAAAATTAGGAACAAGGGCAACAGCCTTATCAACACTTGTATTTTTGATTTTACCATTAAAGTAAATGCGATGAATTAAATCACCATTGCGGGTTATTTGAATACTTGCGCGAGAACCTAATGAATTACTTCCAGTAGGGGTTTGTTGAATTGCTTCAATCGCAAAATTAGTATGGCGACGATATACAACTTTGAAAAAGGTAATTTGAGGATTACCTGTTAAATAAACATCCTGAGCACCATAAGCTACTAGTTGAAGAAGACCACCACCCATTTACGCTATATACTTTATACTATTAGAGGAGAAAAAAAAAAGGACTATTATATTACACAATATAACATAATATATAATAATGAATATTCTTAATTGGAGTAAGCAAGACCACCCATACCAGATAAAATACGAAGAACATTGTAATTTACAGCATATACGTATAAACTTGTTGATGTACTCGCCGATATAGGTTTAAAGTCTAAATTAAGAACAGCAGTATCAATTCGCGACATATTAAGTGTTCCACTTGGTTGATGCTCCTCCGGTTTAAGGGCGAAAGAATATACGTTAATGCCTGGATTTAAAGGAACGTTTTCGTGATGTTGGAATGGTTGAATTAAATTGAAATATGATCCAGGACGTTCAGAAAATCTATCATTTCCATTGAGAACTAACTTACCTTTAGCGATAGGATTAACAGAAGTTATTGTTGATGTAGGAGTATATTCTGTACCAGTCGTCAATAAGTTTGTTGAATAATTCGTCCAGTTATTGTTGTTTATATGATTACTAGAAGAGAACTTGGTTTCACAAAACCATACTAATTCTTTACAAGGATGATTGAAAGATAATTTAGGTTTCATTTGTGTTCCAGCTACAATACCAGTCACATTATCGGCACCAGTGAATTGAAGTTGTTCAATTAAATATTCGTGTGATAATTGTGCAAAACGACGACGCTCGTCAGTATCAAGGAAAATGTAATCAACCCATAGAGACGCTGGTCCAAGAGCTACAATTGCTGCGGTAGTTCCTTTGCAGTTTTCGCTAGTTTCAAAATTAATATTTACCTTGACTTCATGATATTGGAGTGCGATTAAAGGAAGAGCAAGACCTACGTTACGGCAAAACCAAAATTCAAGAGGAATATGGAGAATATCTTTTAATACAAGTCCTGCTGCACCAACCATTTTTTTATAACCTTCTTTTTTTGATTTAGGAAGAGATAATTCGTTCCATATATACATCCAGTGCGAATAATGTTTATCTACTTTTTGACCACCAATTTCAATCTCAGCAAAATTAACAAGACGAAGTCCAAAATAAGGACAATAAATAGAATCACTATTTGCAGACATATCAACCGATAAATACATACGATGAATTAAATCTCCATTTCGCGATATTTGACAAGTTACACGGTTTCCATATCCAGGAGTACCATTAAAAGTTTGTTGAATTGATTCAATCGCAAAATTAGTATGGCGACGATATACAACTTTGAAAAAGGTAATTTGAGGATTACCTGTTAAATAAACATCCTGAGCACCATAAGCTACTAGTTGAAGAAGACCACCACCCATTTACGCTATATACTTTATACTATTAGAGGAGAAAAAAAAAAGGACTATTATATTACACAATATAACATAATATATAATAACGAATATTCTTAATTGGAGTAAGCAAGACCACCCATACCAGATAAAATACGTAGAACATTATAATTCACGGCATAAATATTAATACCCTCATATGTAGCAGAACGAGGTTGTGTAGGATTTTCCCCAACAGGTGGAAGAATTATTGATGAGGTTACATTAACCATAAGTGTTGCAGTGTCTATACGAGACATATTTAGTGTTCCACTTGGTTGATGATCTTCGGGTTTAAGAGCAAATGAATATACGTTGATACCTGGATTAGCAGGAATATTTGTATGATGTTGATAAGGTTGAACATAACTGAAATAAGCACCTTTGCGTATAGCAAAACGATCATTTCCATTTAATTGAAGAATAGCATCTTTGAATGGATTTTTACCAATAATATGAGGGGATGTTCCTGCTTGGAAAGTATCTTCGGTTCTAGGTTGACCACCGCCACCAGCGCGACCTTGTGGACCAGATGATAACACTCCATCAAGATAATCAGCATCGGTATAATCATACCAACGAGATACGGATTTAGTATTACCTGCAACTTTAGCGACCCATACTAATTCTTTACAAGGATGATTGAAATTTAATTTAATGCGATTATTTCCGGTAGAAAGAGATTCTGTTCCTGTGAATTGAAGTTGTTCAATTA